GTTAAACTAAAAGTCTCATTTGAAAAATATCCGCCGCACGGCACACTTAGAAATCTGCCACCACCTTCATTCAAGTACGCTTGAAACGCGCCGCCAAGCTGCTGAAAGTACAAACGCAAGACGTTATTAAGTTGGTCTTGATACTGACGACTATAGTCAACTGGGCCAACTGGCAGCGCAGGAACTGCTGGAACAATAATATTGTTAACAAGCGTAAGGTTAGCCATAGTTAACGCCTGCCGTCACTACGCACATCGATGCGTGGTGCACCTAATTGCCACTGGCATCCCAACTGATCTGAGCTGATCTTGAAAGCCATCTGGCGACCGCGCAGTCGGGTGTACACAATCTGCGTAAACTCCTGCACGTTGTAGTTCTTTACCGAGTTGTATGACTGGGCTGACTGTACCGTCGGCGTATCTGCCGTGCCGTATGGCGCGCCAGGGTTCTGGCGTGGACGCAGACTGAATGTTACCTCTGGTTTATCAGGAGCAGCAGTAGTAGATCCGTCAAACGTAATATCAGGAATCATCCGCCACACAAAACCAAAGTTGTGACCATCACCAATATCAAAGTCAGATGACTGAATATACGAAGTGATAGGCAGAACGGTGCCGTTTACTTCCACATTGTTAGTGCCGCTCTCGTGGTACACAATCGTGTTCTGGTATGTTGCGCCCATAGGATACTCGCGCAGCGGGCTATCACTCCAAGCAGTCCTACCCAAAGTACCGTAGTACCAGACCTGATCCAGATAGTTGTAGATCACATACTTGTCTATGGTTGTAGAGTTAGCCGAGCAGTAGAACCACCATACCTCACTAAATCCTTCGTTCGTGCCAGCAAAGAACTGATAGCTCTGCTGCAAGTTAATGTCGCCAAAGACGTATTGTCGAAGTGAACATGGAAGAGTTTCCACTCGACCGGTGTAGACGTAGAACTTATCCACACCCATCCAGTACGTTAGGTTGTTAGCTGTTGCTACTGCGTTCGGGCCGACAATAGATATATTGTCAGACAGGATGTTAAATCCCCAAACATACGGTGGGCCAAGATACTGCATAGAAAACAGCGCAGCATCTGTAAATACTAGAATCTCTTGGCGTGTCTGCTGGGCAGTAATAATCTGTGAACCGCTAGACAAACGGTAGCTACCAGCCTGATTAGTAATAGCTGGTGCCCATGTCTGATAGTCTTCCTGCGCAGACCAGCGAATTAACAGCGGATCTTGGACTGTTTCGCCATAATCATTAACACCAAACGAAATAACAAAACGCGACGCATCTGACACCATCACAAAGTTACAAACAGATGGGCAGCTTGTATCTGTCTGGTATATGCCAGAGCTGGTAGAAGAAAGTAACTTAGCTCTATCCGCAAACTGCAAGTTTCCTGACCCAGAGTAATCTGGCACCCACAGGTATAACGCCCCGCCGCGAGGATTGATAATCAGGTACTCACCGTAGTTAGTCTCTGACCATATACGTGGTTGCTGTGCAATACCATACGCAGCAGACTGACCCCAACCAGTAAACGTGGCGGCGTTGTACACAGCCGTATTTGCAGGAAATGCCGTAGGTATAGTCCCGCTGTAACCACGAGTTGCGCCAGTAAATGTGGTGGCAGTATTTCCAGTGTACGTGGTTAGTTCGCTGTTACCAATCATCAGGGTGCCAGTAGCGTTGGCAAAACCTGTGGTTGAATTAACTGCGATGGTGGTGTTGCTTGTATCTAAAGAAAGGCTTAACTTTGTCTGAGCTGTACCGTATACAAAACCGCCATACAAACCTGCGCCCCAGCCAGTCAAGTAACCGAACGTAGCCAAGCCGACGTTGATTTGATACGCCGCTGTTACCGTACCGCCGCCAGTGGTAGATGCGTTAGCTGTAGTTGCAGCCGTAATTTGGTACGAGTTAGTGTCCACGTTGGACATAACATATTCGTTATTAAGATCTAACCCAGCTACCGCAGACGCACCAGAAAATGTTACGTAGTCACCGTTAATACCGCCGTGACCAGCATCGGTAACAGTCACCGTAGCTGACCCGCTAACAGTCGTAAAAGGATTCGTTAATACTGCTGTCTCGCGGATAGGCGTGATGTCGTGATAAACACCACCGCTCTCTACGTAGTATTTAACATTAGTACCGACACCAAGCAGGTTGTATCCGCGCAGGGTTACCCAGTTCCACAAGGAACGAGCAGTGCCTAAATATGTATTGCTGGAGAGAGGTGTCCATCCGCCAATCTTCTGGGGATATCCTGAACGAAATCTAACCTTGTCGCACTCAAACCAACCACCTTCGTTAGCGAGCGTTGTGCCTTCCCTGTTGACGCCTGGACGGAGTTGCAGTTTCTGTAATGGCATTTTTATCCACCTGACTTGTAAGGGCGAGTACCCTGCTTGTCAATAACCAGCGCCATCTTTCTTGGTTTAGCGTCTCTCGTGTTCGGGATGCTTACATGCGTCCAACCCCCACCACGCACAGGGTCTGAGAACTCACGGATTACCTGATCGTATGGCAACGTAGAAGCAATGATACGCTTTACTACTTGGTCTGGCACCATTCCTGATACTTTAATATCAGCAGCCGTACCATGACAATGCTGACTGGTTTTCGAACCTTTGATTGCCGCATTAACCTCTGGGCTGCGGTACGCTGAGTTGACCGAAATAGGCTTACCCAACATAGCGCGCAACGCTTCCAGAAATGCAGCAAGACGTTTTAAGTTGTACAGATGTTCGTTAGCAGGCGTGTTGTCTAAACCGTGCCTAGCCGCATAGTCACTGACGGTTAGCTCTTCCAAGGTAAAGTTTGGCGAGAGCTTCATTTCTTCAGTAGCTCATTTGTTTTAAGTTTGCTGCCTTGGCTGGATCCAAAGAAGAAGTTCAAGATGGTTGAAATTACAGTGCCCATAATGAAGCCAAGAACCACATCCACGAACCTAATGTTCTTCTCAGGTATGTTGCAAACGGTAATCACAAAAATATACGATATGGCGAAGAACGACCACAGCCAAGCAAAACGGTAAACAAACCTACGTACTACCGGATCTTCTGACTCCATAGCCTTTTGCTGCATGTCACGAGCGCTCTGAGTATTCTTCAGGTCTATCTCAGCCATGAACTCTTCATGCTTCATAGCTGCCATCTGAATGTCAGCCAGCTTGCTATCGTCTAGCAGCCCGTCTTCGTTCGGCGTTAGCTTGATACCCAGTTTTTCTTCGACATGCTCTACGCCCTTATCCATCACGGCGTCAGCAACCTTCTGAAGTCCAGCGCCAGCAAGCTGTGTCAGGATAGGGGCTAGTAGTGGCAGCATTATTTCTTAGATCTTTCTTCCATCAACTTGACCCGCACTTGCAGGTCATGAATGTCTTTATAGATTTCTTCTTTCATCATGTGCCGACGTTCTGCCGAGATAGGGCTGTCAGTTGGTGTGCCCTGAGATGTAATTAGTGCTGGCATTGATCCTTCTATTCTTGTCAGGCGCTCAGAAAAGCTGTTCACCTGCCCAAGCAGCCAAGCTAGGCACATCACCACAATCGGTATAACCGCTTTTAGTACATCAGCCCAGCTCATGTATTACACACGAACCCAAGATGTTGTAGCTTCATCCCATGTGTAAGGGCTTTCCATCGTGCCATCTGTAGGCATAGCTACTGGTGGCTGCCACTTAGCATCAGCATCTAACGTCCAGCTTGGATATGGCTGTGGTGCAGCAAACGCATCGATGTCTGCGTGGTACTTGTAGCCAATACCAGCGTAGTTCTTACGCTTGTTGCCGTTGTAGCTAGTCTGCTTCCATGTTCCACCAAACAATCGCTCACAGAATGCAGCGCCGATATACTCTTTCTCTACGCCATTAGCGTCTGCCGTATCTTTGTTATCAACAACAATGACAGAAACAACTATGTTGTTTTCATCAATTTGTGCAAAGTGAGCCATCATTCTTCTCCTAAATGCAAACCTGTCAGATTCTCATCTGAACCTATGTAACCTTTTAAAAACATGTTGAATGCAATGCTAATGCTTGTGTTGTGACCTTCTTTGGTCTGTACCATGTGCGTTAGATGCGATGGGAATAGAATCAAATCACCAGCACCTACTTCAAACCACCACGATTCAGAGTTATAAGGATTGTATTCAGCAGCAGGAACTTTAATCCGCTCGTAACCATCTTTATAAAAGTAAATCTTATCTACCGCACGATCAGCCTGTGGATAAAACACACCGGACACTACGCTATTCGGATGCGCGTGTTTATGGTGATATTGTCCAGCTTCCGTATAATTAGCCCAGCTTTGAGTTAGATACAAACTTACGTCAAACTTCGGTGCGTGTCCTGCCTTACAGTATTTAAGCATCGAATCTTCAATGAAATCACGTAGCTCAGTTAATTCCTTGGTCTTTAAAATCTTGCGATCTTTGCTAGTCGTATTACCTTC